CAGGGAGCCACGCGTGCCCAAGCTCAAGGTGAAGCACACGCTGTATCCTGAGCTGATCCCGGGCGAGAAGATTCAGATGCAGAGCCGCTCGGTCAACGGCCTGTTTCGGATCGAGACCCTGATCCACGAGGGCGATCTGTTCGGCGAGGCGTGGACCACGGAGATCGAAGCCACGGCAACGTCGTAGGAGAATGAATGAGCGACGACAACCCAACCCTAGGCGACGTGTTCGAGGCTGCGTTTCGCAAGACGCTGTCAGGACTGCGCACGTGGCTCCCCGGCGAGATCCGCGCCTACGACGCCGTCGGGCGCCGCGCGACGGTGCAGATCATGGCTCCCGACGGCTGGGTCGACGAGACCGGCGCGCGCCAGACCTCAACGCCGCCACCGCTGACCGATGTCCCGGTGCCGCCGTGCGGATCGGGTAGCACGCGGGTCAAGTTCCCGATCCGGGTGGGCGATCCGTGCATCGTGCTGTTCAGCTCGTCGTGCTTGACGGCCTACAAGGCGACCGGAAGGCTGCTCGACCACGGCGACGATCGGCACCACCATGAGTCGGACGCGATCGCCATCCCGATGCCTAGAATCACGGGCAACGTGGAGGATGACGCGATGATCGAGTTCACGGACGACGGGCTCATCAGGGCCGGCGGGGATGAGCCGCTGGTGACCAGGGCGGAGTTCCTGGGGCATACGCACGCGACAGCCGGAGCGGGAACCCCGTCGCCGCCGATCTCTGGCCCGCCCGGTTCAGCCGTCACCTTCCCCGGCACACCCAAGCTGAGAGGCTGACCATGGCGATCCTGTCCACCGATCCGCTCGTGTTCGCTCGCGACGCGAACAACGACTTGATCGTACCAATGCGTCGGGTCTCAGGACTCGAGGCGATCGAAGTCCTGGTGCGCGCCGCGTGGTCGCTCTGGCGCGACGAGTTTTTCCTGAATCGCGACGTCGGCACGCCGTGGCTTGAGACCGAGGATGGCGCGGTCGGTGAGCGCGACGCGATCTTGGGGCAGGCACCCGATCCCGTGAAACTCCAGCGGGCTCTGCGCGCCGAGGCGCTGGCGATCAACGGGGTCCGATCGCTGGAGCAATTCAAGAGTTCATTCGACGGTGCGACGCGGAACCTGACGGCGAGCGGCCTGATCCGCAGCGACTTCGGCGACGTCGCGGTGACGGCCACGATCCCCGCGTAGAATCGACGGCATGGATCCAAATAGATCACCGGCGACTGGCGAATTCCTGTTCGATAAAGCGACGCACAGAAGGTGAAACGCGAACGCGCCTCGGTTTTGCGGCTACTTGCTGAGTCTGTTTCGTTCGTTTGGGCGCCTTCTTCGACTTGCGTTTCTGCTGTGACCGAATCGGTCCTGCAACAATACGGCGTGCTCGGGCGTTTGGCGAATCGAATGCAGAGAACCCGGCGACCGGATGCAGGGCGATTTTGGCATCACGACGAATACGCCATTGACGACCGATACGCTCGGCCTCTAGTCGGCCAGTCTTGATATATGTTCGCACTGTGCATCGAGCAATGGATCGGTGTTTGGCGAACGCCTCGACGGTGATCCATTCCGGGGCAGTTGGCTCGGTCCGACTTTCCAGGCGCTGGCTTACGACATCGGCTGCGCGCTGAGCGATACGCTCTACCATGGATTCCAATAGTAAGATATCAAACCCGCCCGGCGCCGTTGCTGGAAGCGGGGTCCTGACCGGAGGATGCGCGAGTCGCATGAGTTCTACGTGCATCTCCCTGGCAAGCGCCTCTTGTCCAACGCGATATCCGCTGAACCTACTTCGCCAAATGCCGTTCGCGTCCTTGTAGCGAACGGACAGTTTATTACCGCGTGCGTAGATGCCCATGACTAGTTGCCCATCGTTGGCCAGAGGTTGTATCCAAGGATGAACGCTTCGGATGCGATTTCGTTTGATCTTTTTCGAGCGGCCAGTCGTTCATCCGCTGATGCCTTGTGATCGTTGGCTCTCGCTTTACATCGATACCAGGTCGCACGCATGTGCTCAGCCCATAATGCCTCCCAGTTTTCCTCTCCGATGGCCGTAGCGATTCGCTCATCCGCTGCTTCGCGTGCCGCCATATCCTCATCCAGAGGGGCGGAGAAGCTATCTTGGATTTGGGTATACAAAGAAACGGCGCCGGTGTCGTTGCCAGACCGCACTGCTTGGACGATTCGATCGATGAGAGTCTTGGCGGCAGGAGTTAGCTTGGCCCTGTGTTTCGGCTCAAGATCGTTGCTACGGTTCCCCATGGTTATGCTTTGCGTCCTTTGTGAAGCTTCGCGCTGTGCTCCGGTGTCGACGGCGCTGGTAGCGCCGGGGCCGTCGTCGGCAAGCCGCCGCAACGCGCGATGATCCAGGATGACAACGTGCGGCCATCGGCTTGCGCGGCAACCTCCCAGGCGGCGCGCACGGCGCTGGGTAGGCGGATGCCGATGAACGCGTCCTTTTCGGGGCCGATGCTCATGTGCAGCGACGTTTAACATGCGTAGCACTTCGGAGCAAGCGACGCCCCAGCCGCCCCAGAATCGACCGTCTACGCGGCCCCGGCGACCCTGCTTAGGTGCCAGGACTGACCGCGGCAGGCCTCCAGATCGCCACGCTGGGGGACGTACGCGCGCAGATCAACGCCGATTGGCAGGCAGCCTTCGGCGCGTCGATGGACGTCTCGGATCGCTCGCCCGACGGCCAGCTGATCGGGATCGTCGCCGAGGTGTTCGCGCTGTTCTGGGAGCTCCTGGAAGCGATCAACAACACGCTCGACATCGACAAGGCGCAGGGCGCGTTCCTCCGCGCATTGGTCCGGCTCCGGGGCACTGTTGAGCTGCCGCCGTCGTTCTCGACGGTGACGCTTACGCTGACCGGGACGCCTACCGCCATCGTACCGGCCGGCTCGCTGGCCTCGACGCTCAGCACGGGGCAGCAGTTCGCAACGACGGACGACGACGACGGGACGATCGTTGCGCTTGCCGCGTGGGCCGCGAGCACCGGCTACGCCGCCGGAGATCGGGTCACGAACGCAGGCAACGCGTACGTGTGCATCACGACGGGCGTTTCGGCCGGATCGGGTGGCCCCGTCACGACTGCGCCGGATATCACCGACAACACCGCTCACTGGAGGTTCATGGGCGTGGGCACCGGCGCCGTGGATGTGATCGGCCGCGCCACGGTTACCGGGCCGATCGTCGCCGTCTCGGGCGACATCGCAAACATGGATAGCCAGATCGGGGGCTGGGAGGGCGTGATCAACCTGCTCGACGCGACGCTCGGCCGCAACACGATGACCGATGCAGCCCTGCGCGCGCTCAGCGAGTTCGAGATCGCGCAACCCGGTACCTCGCCCAAGGATGCGATCCGCGCTGCGCTCCTGCAGGTCGGCGCTGGCGGCAGCAACCCCGTCATGGCGTGCACGGTGTTCAGCAACGTCACGGATATCACCGATGCCGACGGCGTGCCGCCGCACTCGGTAGAGGCGCTCGTGCACGGCGGCGATGATCAGGCGATCTTCGACGCGCTCCTGGCCAACGTCGCCGACGGGATCCGGACGCACGGCTCGGTGGTCGGCACGAGCACCGACAGCGCCGGCAACGTCCACACGATGAAGTTCTCGAGGCCGACGGAGATCCTGATCTACGTCGCGGTCACCTTGCTCAAGGACCCGGCGCTCTACCCGAGCGATGGGGACACGCAGGTCAAGACGGCGGTCGCCACGACGGGAAACGCCAAGCCGGATGGGACCGACGTTGTTGCCTCCGCAATCCTGGCCAGCGTGTTCAGTGTCGCCGGGATGCTTGACGTCTCGTTGCCGTTCATCGGCATCGCCCCGTCGCCGGTGTTGAGTACGACGATCGTTGTCACGAATCGCCAAAGAGCCGTTTTTGATACCACGCGAATCAGCGTGTCCAGCAGCAACGGGAGTCCGTAATGTCAACCTTGAAGACAGTAGCACCGCAGTTTATCGCGTCCTCGGCGGCCAACCTGTACGCACCGCCAGGCCCCGAGGTGGTCCGCAATATCCACGTCTGCAACGAGGGCTCAGCCTCAGCGACGTTCTCGATCTGGATCGGCGCGACCGGAGCCTCTGCTGCCGGTACGGCGATCTTCAAGAGCGTGGCGATCGCTCCGGGCGCGGTGCTCGATGCGCCGTATCCGTACAAGCTCAGCGCAACGACGTTCGTCGTCGGCCTGGCCAGCGCGGCGAGTACGCTGACCGTGACGATCACGACTCAGCTCCAGGCGGACTGACGTGGCGTTCCCACCTACCGCAGTCAAGTCGTGGTCGGCCGGCATGCTGGTCAACCAGCGGATCGTGTTCGCCAGCCTACTGACCACGATGGGCACCTACGTGTCCGGCATCTGCAATCAGCTGATCGCGAAGGGCTACACGTGCAGCGGCAGTAGCAACGGCACGACCGGGGCAATGGACGGCACGAACAGATGCACGAATGCTGCAGGGTTCGCCGTGCGCGGCGCCAACTCGGCGGCGGCGCAGTCGTGGATCGTGGTGGCTGCGGCGAACGGTGTGCAAACGCTGATCGCGTACCAGGGCGCGACGGATGACATCGCTCGCATCTCATGCAGCCCGGGTGGGCTGTTCGCGGCGGCGGGAACTCCGACGAACCAGCCGACCGCGACGGACGAGCTGGTAGGGGGAACCGGCGTATCGCTGATCGGCGCAACGGCGTCCAATGATCGCGTGTTCAACGTCTGGGTCGATTCCACGTCGAACATGTGGCGGGCCGCGATTTTCCGACAGAGCATACTGGCCGGCCCGCTGATCGGAACCGAGCTGTTCGATTCATCTCCCTTGGTCGGGGTTACCTGCAGCACATCCACGATGATGTTCTTCCATCTGTCGACAGTAACCGACACGATGGCGAATCGCTCCAAGGCGTTCCAGGCAAACACGTCAAGCTACCAGACAAAAACCAGTGGCGCGGCGGCGACGCAGATGGGGAGTGGGGTGCATGTCGCCAATGGCATATTTACCAACGACAGCGGAGTCTTGCTAACGGCGAACG